TGCCCAGGGCCGGAATTGAACCAGCGACACGCGGATTTTCAGTGCCTTCGCCGAATCCGCCCAAACAGAAGAAAACGCAAGGAAAGCTGGCTATCGTGCGATAGGGGTCGCACACCGGCCGCACAGTACCGGGTGCTTGCGTTGCTCGCCGCCTGCGGATCCTCCGCACGCGACTGCCCCGACGCTCCACCCGCGATCGGCGACGCATCGACCGACGCTCCGCCAGACGCCGCGACCGGCCTGCAGCTCGTCCTGATGATCGGCCAGAGCAACGCCGGCTCGCAGGGCCTCGTGTCCGAACTCGCCGATCCGACACTCGCGCAGCCCTACCCGGCCGTCCAGTTCGCCGAGGTGATCGGCCTCCTCAACGGCGCCCCCGTCACCTACCCGCTCGGCCCGCTGCAGCCGTACCCCGGCTTGCAGCCAGGTAACCCGCCGGCGTTCGGCTTCGAGCTGTCCATGGGCCGCGAACTCGACGCCCACGATCCGGGCCGGTGGGCGATCGCGAAGTACAGCATCGGCTCCACGACGCTCGGAGGCAGCTGGCCGACCACCGGCTCGTACGACCCCGTGGGCTCGCCGGTGAACCTCTACACCGCGGCCAACGCGTTCGGTCAGAAGGTGGCGCAGCAGGCCGGCGCGACACTCGCCGCCATCGTGTGGATCCAAGGCGAGAGCGATGCCGTGGGCGCGGCCGAGTCACCGTACGCCGTGACGTATGGCGTGCGGCTCGCCGAGCAGATCGGCGCCGAGCGGTTCACCTGGCGCGACCGCGGCGTACCGTTCATCTACGGCCGGCTCAACGTCAATGCTGCGGGTGCCGGCGTGGCCGACGTCCGCGCTGGCCAGGAGGCGAATCAGGGCCCGCTCGAGATCATGGTCGACCAGGACCCCTACCCGCTGCGCAGCGACATGGCGCACTACACGACGGAGAGCGTTGTCGATCTCGGGCGCGTGTACGCGGATGCGGTCCTGCAGCGCTAGCCTGCCCGCTCGAGCGTCTGGTTCCACCATCGTGCCGCGCCGATCTCGCATTGGCCGGCGAGCAGATCGTGCAGCCGCTGGTCGCGCGTCAGATCGGCCGTCTTCCGCAGCGCGATCGCGCGCGTCTTCTCGCCAGTCGGCCAGCGCTTGTCGACCGGGCACACCGTCGCAATTGCGCGGGCCCAGTTCTCGCCGCGGCACTGCGCGACGCCCCTGAGCTGCGCCAGCTGCTCGCTCACGCAGTCGTCGCAAAGCGGGGAGCAGCGGTGGTCGAAGGGCACGGCTAGTCGTCGGTGTCGTCGCTCGGGTCCGACAGGACTCCGAACATCGCATAGTCCACGTCGAGCCGAGTGCAGATGCTGCGCACCACCGATGGCATTTCTTCGGTCGTAGGCGTGTGCTCCGGAAGCGTAGCTACTCGATTGCCGTCCGGGGTACGACGGAACAGGTAGCGAAATCGTTCCACCTCTCCGCTCTGCGTGTCTCGGTATGCCTTCTCGGACACTCGCAATTCACAACCGTGATGATCGCAGAGTTGCTGGATCAGAGTCGCAAGCGGGATCGGCGGACCAAACGGATAAGCCACTCGTTACATCCCAGGCGCGAACCGAAACGACAACTCTGGCGGGCTGGCCTTCAGCGGCGCATCCGTCTTGAAGCGAGCCACATCAACCGTCCAGTTGCACTTCGAGGCAACATACTCATCGTGGTACTGGCGCGGAGCCGGGGGAAGGGCGAACGGCTCCATCCCCTCCTGCTCGCTGCACACGATATGCGCGACGATCATTCGCTGGATCTCGTAGGCCAGCCCGTCGAGGCTCTTGGCCTGTGTCGCAAGGTCGAACTCAAGTACCTGTGCCACGTACCATGGGGCTCCGTCGCTCGCGTTCTCGCGGCGTACGAGGACTCTCGCGGTGCGCTTGGTCTCCATGATGACCAGTCTATACCGCTGGCGGATCGCGACAGCAAGTATCGGGCGATGGGTGCAGATCCGGACGCTTGACTAGCCGACGCCGAGCGCCCAGATCCCGTCGCGATAGCCGGCTGCCTTGAGCGCAGCGACCGTGCCCGGTCCCGGGACGCCGTCGACGACGAGCCCGGCGCCGAAGTGGTCGTTCAACGTCTGCTGGCGCTGCTTCCACACCGCAAGGTCCTCTCCTGTCGCGAAGTCGAACTGATCGACGCCGCGCTCGGCGAACATCTCCCAGATCATGTCGCCGGGGTCCCAGCGGCCGCGGCGCTCGGTGTTGTCCCTGTGGCCGAAGATACCGACCATGTCCGGGCCTCCTGGCGACGCGCCGGTGTCGCTCATCCGCGGGATCGGGTGCCCCGTGTAGCTGCCGAGCTTCGGCATTTGCAGCTGAATGCCGAGCGCACGACACGCCGCGATGGTCACCTCGACGGCAGCGTGCAGCGTGGCCGCGTACACGCCGCCACCGGGCTGCTCCTTCATCTCAAGCCCGACCGACCACGGGTTGCTTGCCGTCGCATGGAACGTGACCGCGGTCGCCAGGTCAGCGAGGCAGCACACGCGGCCGTCGAAGCCGACGACCAGGTGGGCGCCGTCAACACCGCCAGCCCATGCCTCGATGGTCGCCTTGTCGCCGTCTGGCGGTCCGGAGCCGAGGATGATGCGCTCGGGGTCGTCGGCGATGGTCTTGTGAAGGATCAGCTGGCGAGGCCACACGAGCCGAACTCGCGATGATGGCGCCTTGCACCATGGCGCGTCGGCGCTCGTGATGATGTCCACGCCATCGACTGGCACAAGCGCGCCGTGGACGAGTAGTCCGCTCATGGGGTCTCCTTCGTGCGCGTCCGCTGACTGCGCCTGTGGTAGTCGTGCCCGCTCACCTCACTCGGCGCGATCGGCCGCACGGCGTGGCCGTCGATCACGAGCTCGCCGGCGACCTGGTCGACGCGTCGAGGCTGGGCGCCGATGCAGAGCGAACAACTCACCGGCGATGCATCGGAGCGCGTCGAATGCGGGCACACGGGCTACGTGCCGACCCGTTCGTCGGTGCCGTCCCACACGAATTCACCGTGCGCGCCGACCGGATAATGCGCACAGCAAGTGACACACATCGTTGCGCCGTAGAAGCGCGGCTCGCGCGCATACGTCTCGGCGATGGACTGCGCCATCGTTGTCGTGTGGCCACACGCCTTGCCGATCTTTGCGATCTCGACCGCGGTCCAAAACCGACCGACTTGGGGTCGCATGGATTCCGGGTAGTCCTCGAACTTGGCGAACGTGTCGGCGTAGAGTTCTCGCTCCTTGTCGGTCAGATCGCGCAGCGTGCCGCGCGGTGCGGGCAGGCCGACATGCCGGTAGGTGCGTCGCACCGGCCGCACAAACCCCTTAGCGCGCTCCTCTGGAGTCAACACGATGTAACTCTTGTGCAGGACATTGCCTTCGGCCTGTTGCTCGGCACGAACCTCGTCAGGCGAGCGACCGTCCGTCGTCGTTTCTTTGCTGTGCTTGCTCATAGGCTCACTTTCACGGTGATGCAGTTGTCCACGGGGCCCTCGCCTCGGAATACGATGCGCAGCGACGGGAATCGTTGCTTGAGCTTCTTGATGTAGCGGTCGGCCTTGGCGTAGCCGTCGGTGCCTTCGGCGTCGACAACGAACGCGACCACCCGACCGGAGATCGCGGTGTCGCCGATCATCTCGATCCGAGAATCCTCGGTAAGCCTATGAACGTCGAGGAACACTTTCGGCTTGTGTTCTCCGCTCATCGCCGCACCGCCTTGCGCGCTACGTAGACGACGAGCGCGACGACGAACAGGACGCCAGCGAACCGCCTCACGGCACCACCGGCTCGTCCCACGCCTCGAGCGTGAGGAAGTCGCTGAACCCGCAAGGCTTGCCCGGGCACGTCCACAACGGCGTGACGAGGCCGCCCTCGAGCACGATGTGCGTCTCGGCCAGGGCGAGCTCGGAGATAGTCCCGCACTTCGGACAGCACACCGCGGGCTTGCCACTTGCCGTCGCTAGCGTGTACTCACCCGGCTCCAACGCGCGGACTGGGCCGATCTGGCGCTGGACGGTCTGGCCCATCATCCCCTCGCGCGACGCGCCGTGCGTCCGCCGAGCCGCGCCCGATACGCACGCATCTGGCCGTTGAGGATCTGTTGCCAGCCAGCGCTCGGGTCGTAGACCTGTGCATAGCCGCCCGGTCTTACCTCCAGCGCGGCATTGCACTTCCCTAGGTAGTCGAACTTGCTGCCGCCGGTGTACCAGTCCGGCAGCAGGAAGCTCGAGACGGTGACACCGTCGATCTCGTACTCGTCCTGCTCCACGGCATCACAGACCTCGTTCGCGTAGAAGCGGCCGTCGCTCGCCTGCACGGCCAGCCGCAGGAACGGATCCGCGAGCATCTCGAGCAGCTCGTGGCTGATCGTCGTACTGAGGTTCGCCCCGTCTTGCTTGTCGAGTTCGGGGAACACCTTCGCGCACGGCAGGCCGTTCGGGCCGAGCGAGTGGTAGCCGAGAGCGCCAGGCTGGTCGGGGTCACGGAACAAGCCGATCACCCACGCGCCATCCAGTGCAGAGCTCGCGACACCTACTGTCGCCTCGAGTCCGTACACCGGCGCGAAGTGCTCCTGGACCTGGCGCTCGAGCGCGTGCGCGATCGGAATCAGGTCAACGCCTGCGCCGTAGTGGTCGACGAGGACGACGGGCGTCACTTGGCCCCGTGCGACGCGAGATAGGCGTGACCGTTGATGACGATCGGGCTCAGCTCGCCGTGCGCGGCTGCTGGCAGTGTCTGCGCCTCAAACACCGCGAGCACCGTCTGGATCACGCAGTTGAGCGCGTCCTGGGTGAGGTTGTTGTCGGCCTTGAGCTTGCCGAGTGCGGCGGAGAAGTCGGCTTTCGCGAGGTCGGATTCGACCTGGCCGGCGTACCTCGCGACGTCCCATACGCCGCATGCCACGGCAGCGTGAACGCCAGCCTCTTCCTTGGCAGGAGTGAACCAACCGCAGCCAACAATCGCGATCAGTGCCATCGCCTGGATAGCTACAAGGCCACGCACCAAGTCGAGACGAACGAATCCACCCTGATTCGGCGTTGCTGGCTTGGCTGCTACCGGCTGTGCTGCAGCGATGCCAGGCAGCAACAGCGCGATGAGTGTGCCCACGGCGGACACCACGAGTTGCAGCGTCGGCGACTGCCCCTGCGCGGCCGGGACCGCCAGCACCGCGAGCGCCGTTACGATAGCCGTCATGTAGTGCGCGTGCTGCGGCTGCTTGAGCCACGGCACGGAGCCGACGCCCCATCGGCAGAGCAGATACACGAGGACGATGGCCGCGGGGAGCAGCGCGCCGGATTGGTAGAGATGCCAAACGTTGTCGAAGCTCATGGAGTTGCCTTTCTTTCGAGAATCAGGAGACGTCGCTCGACTTCGTCGAAGCGGCGATCGTGGTCATCGAGCCGATCGCTCGAGCCGTTGAACTTCACGGTGACGAGTTCCCGCAGCGTGCGTAGCTCTTCGTGGATGAGCCCGAACAGCCGCTCGATCTTCAGGTCGAGGTCCGAGTCGCTCACAGCTTGCTCGCTAGCCAGTGCATGACGGCACCGCTCGAAAGAGCGGCGACGAGCAGCCCGATGGCCTTGGTGATGCGCTCGCGCCTAGCTTTCTTGGCGTCGAGCTCGTCGATGAAGGTGGCGTGCTCCTTGGCTGCGCTGCGGTCCACGGCGGTCTTCAGCTCGCCGACCAGGACACGCGTCTCGCCGACCAAGACACGCGTCTCCGTGACCGTGCTAACGAGCGAGTCGTGCTTGTCTTCCAGCCTTGTCAGGCGGTCATCGTGCGAGCGCGTGGCGCGCAGCGACTTCAGCTCCTCGCCCTCGTAGCGATCGGTGTACTCGTCCCAAACCTCGGCCGGCACCCCGTTATCGCGCTCCTTGCGCGCGCGGATACCTTCGAGGTCGCGTTCGGTAGCCGACTGGCTTCGGCGCGGACTCGGCGTATCGTCGTCGTCGCTGGACACTACACGCCGAGTCTCCACGCGACTCGGTGCGCGCAAGGATCCTTGCTGCTACGGTAGTTTCTCTTCTCGCGCGCGCAGGACAACGCTGCGTAGAATTACGTCACTCGGTGCCGTGCCGTTGGCTGCGATCTTGACCGTGGCCAACGATGTGACGCCGATCGTCCAGGCCGCCGTACGGCCAGTCACCACGGTAGGCGTCGCGTGGGTGTCATCCGTCCAGGCCACGGCGCTGAAGTCCTGCGGCGACACGTTGTCGAGCATGCCGGAGAGCGCCCAGCGCGAGCGAGCCTTCCAGATGCGGCTCGAGTAGGTAGTGTAGGCCGAGGTGGCGGTAACCGATGCCGGCGAGCCAGCGTCGTCGTAGTGCACGGCCTGAAACCCCGTGCCGCCGCTCTGGATCGTCAGGTCTCGCCGGTTCGCATTCGTGCTGCCGAAGACGGACACGAGCATGCCGTTCGCCGTCGGCGAATCGATCATCGAGGTCCCCTGCGCGATGATCTCGCCTTCCCAGATGAACTGCTGCGGCCTCGCGGTGCTGATCGTCGCGTTGTAGGCGCCGTGCGTCGTGCCAGGCAGCGGCAAGATCGCCGGGATGTCCGTCCCCTGCGTCACGCACATGATGCCGGCGAGCTGGAACGTAGCTGTAGCCGACGGCACGAAGCGGATCCGACAGTTCGCGGCGCCACCCGCCCAGCCGGTGAGCGTGAGCGTGAACTTCTGCCAGAGCGTCGTAAGCGTGACGTTCTGCGTGCTCTCGAGCGTGCCTGTCGAGGTCCGCAGCTCCACGGCGAGCGTGGTCGAGCCGCTGATCGACTTCGACCAGAACACGATCGGCACGGTCGTCGGCGAGGCCGCGAGCGGGATGTTCTGGCCGTAGATGCCATTGCTGCCGTTCCCGGCCACCTGGATGCCGCGCGGGCGTCCGGTGGGATCGGGGATCGACTGCGTCAGCGTCGCGCTCGCATCCTTGACCCAGTTTGCGCCAGCGAAGTTCGTGTCTAGCAGGAGGTTGGTTGCGGACGTGCCAAACGCGGCGCCGTAACCAGTGCCACCATCCAGCGTGAGCGTGGACTTGTAGGGCTGCGCGAACTGCGACGCCGTCATGATGCACGCCGTGTCGCCGTTGCCGTCCGGTGCCATGGGGACGATCGCCGTGTTCGTCCGCGTGTACGTCGTGATCGCGCCGGTTGGATCCTTCGCGTAGTTCCAGTGAGATGCGATCTGCCCAGCTGTCAACGCCACACTCCACAGGTAGACCGGGCCAACCATGCCTGGCAGCGAGTCGTGATCTGGCGCGTCTGTGCCGATTCGCATGAAGACATCGGTATCGCTCGAGAGTGATGCGAAGTCGCCGAGGCCGCTTGCCGTGGACACGGAGACTCCGCCAATCTCGTCATATACATAGAGCAGGTGAGCCGAAGAGTCGTAGGAGATGCATCCCATGTGGAAGCCGCCTTCGGTAGCGGTTCGGCCGGTGGCCACGGTCTTCTGTGTGCTGCCGGCACCGCGGAGCATCGCCTGCAGCTGTCCAGCTGCCGTGATGTTCACGCCCCATCCGCGGGTCGCGTTCATGCGTCCCAGGATTCCGCAGATGGACGAAAATCCCGGCTCGTCTACGCGGTAGTAGAAGAGCACCGTGAATGAGCCATTGATTGTGTAAGCTCCGATGGTGCTGCCAGCTCCTTGGACTGCAGCTCCTGCCGGCTGGACGTAGATCTGACTGGGAGAAGCGATGCGCGTGAAGGCATACGCGTCAACGCTCGTCAGGCCGCCGCCGTACTGGCCGTAGAGGAGCGAATTCGCTCGCACCGTGCCATCGCTCCACTCCGTCGACGTATCCGAGTACGGTGCTTCGCCCGTGAACACCGTGTCCGGTACGGGATTGCTCGGGTAGGCCAGGTGGTACTCCTGCCAAGTCGTCGGCATCGGCTGCACGGTCGGCGTGTCGAACGTAAGCACCGTGGAACTCGAGGCGTCGAGGTGTTTCGCGACCATGAGCTTCGCTTCATCGAAGCAGGCGCCGGAGTTGCCTGCCCCGAGCGAGCGCGTCGCGATGAAGATGACGCGAATCTTCGCAGCGTTGTCCGGTGTGTCGACGTACAGCGTGCGGCCGTACCAGATGTTGAGCGATGCCATCTGCTCGCTGCCGGTCGTCGACGACGCGAGCACGGTGTTGCTGCCGTCGAGCACTTGGATCGTCACGGTGCCAGCATCGTTCGCGAGCGTCTGCGCGCGGAAGCACCGCAAGATCGCCGTGCCGTACTCATAGCCGGTAGGCAGCGCGTAGTCCTGATGGATCTGCGAACTCGCGAACGCGCCGCCCTGGGCGTAGTCGATGCTCGGGCTGGCGATCGTGTTGACCACTACGAAGCCGCCGCTGTCCACGGTCCAGTTAGTCGTCGCTCCGCTGTCGAAGCTGTAGTTAGCGAGCAGCGAGCTCGTGTTCGATGCGAACTGACCGACGTAGAGCGCCATCTCAGTAGCGCAGCTATCGGCAGCTGAGCTGCCGCCGCCGGCCGCGACCTCGGCGAAGTCGATCTGAACGCCAGCGTTCGCGGTGCCGCTCGGTAGCGCGCCGCCAGTCGATGGCGACATCGTGATCTCGCGATAGGTCCAGTTGGCCGTGGCTGGGACGACGGCTCCGCTGGTGTTGCTGGCGAGAAACGCTCCTGGATACCCATAGGCAAGCACCGTGAGCGTGAAGGTGTCGTTGGTGTCCGAGTTGGCATTGCGGAAGTAACCGCAGGCGATCGCGGTGAGTCCGCGCGGTAACCAGTTGCCATCTCCGGTCGACTGCGAAGCCCGGTACCCCAACGGGATGCGCTGACCGCGCGTGAACGCGGTCGAACTTGTGCCAAGGTAGTTGCTGCCGTTGCCGCTCGCTAGACGAGATAGAGAAAACGTACCCGAGCCGATGACGGCCGTTCCGGTGTTTGAAAGGAAGTTGTCCCACGCTGGCGGGCTGGCCGTTGGACCGACGCCGCCGGTCTGGTAGTTCCAGCGGACGTTCGTCAACAGGTTGCGCCACGCCGCCGCGAAGACGTTCGTGCGCACCGTATTCTGTTCGATGCGATCGAAGTTGCTGCCGTTCGCGGCGATGCCGTACTTCCCAGCAGTCGGCAGCGCTCCGAAGGCCTGAATCGCAACGTCGATCGATCCGTAGCCGTCCAAGCACCAGCACGCACCGCCAAGAACGCCGGCAACGGTGACGGCGAGAGTTCCGTTGAGTTGATGCAGCACCTGGATCGTCCCCGATGCGCCGTTGCCATGCGGGATAGCAGTGCCCTTGAACACCGCAACTGGTGTGTACAGCGTCGTATCCACAAGCGTGTCATCGGTCGCGTCGCCGCGAATCACTGCAGCGCTGCGTCGCTCGCGCATCGTGCCGTAGAGGTCAAGTCCCTCCTCGAACACAGACAGAATTTTGTTACGGTTGGCGCTAGTTGGGATGCCGAGCGTTCCCGTGACGTTGTCCCCGCCGACGCCTTGATTCGCGGCTGGATACGGTCGCAGCGCGCGGCCGGTCATCGTCAAGAGATCGACCGGATCCTCTCCGGAGCCGTGGTTCGACTGGTGCCATGGGATCGCCTTGGCTTTGATCGTGTTTCCCACGTTGTACGAGAGGCGACCGATGCAGCTTACGCCGATGATGTAGCCACGCTCGCCGCTCGTGTGGTCTAGCGGTACCGTATCGATCAGCCCACGCCACACATTGTTGAGTCGGTACTGCGTCGGCGATCCGCCAAGGTTCGTGATGGTCTCGCACGACACGATCTCCACCTGGCCGCTGGGCGTCACGAGCGCGAACTGTAGCGTCCCGTCGGTGGCTCCGAGATTCTCGAAGCCAACGCTGAGCGTCCAGTTCTTCAGGTTGGTAACCACGAGCTGGTTGCTCGTCGTGTCGTACGGTTCGTTGATGCGCGGGTAGTTGTTGACGAGCGTGAAAGTGACGGGGAAAGTCCGTCCCGGGATATCCGTGGTGAAGGTCTGGTTGAGCGCAGTGACCGACTGGACCACCGTCTTCGGGTAATACGTCTGCTGTTCGTACTTGTCGGCGCCGTCATCCGGTGTCGCGCAAGACAGCACCACCGGCGCGTCCGGATCAGCAGCGATGCCAACGTTGGCTAGCTGTGCGACCTGGTAGCGTGGGGCCTCAATGAGCAGGCGCTGCGTCAGCGGGTCCACGCGCGTGCTCAGGCCTGACGGCACCATCGTCCCGTACTGTCCTGCACTGTCGAAGACGTCATCCACCAGAGTTACGCGTACGCCACGGTCTGCTAGCTGGCCGAGATCAACGGTAAGCACGCGCATGCGCTTGCTGGAGACGCCGTACTTGCTGAGGTTGACCGTCAAGACGTCTCCGGGCTCGATCGCGTAGAACGACCGGCTCAGCGTGCAGGTGATTTTGACGCGCGGACGACTCGCGGCAGCGAGGTCGCGGGCGGCCAGCTTACTTGCAAGCGCTGCCGTGCAGACGCCTGGATACTGAAGCTCCAGGGTGCGAATGCGACCACCCTGCATCGAGATGAGCGCCAGATTTTGCGCCACCACTTGCGCTTGCTGGTAGTTGTTGTTTCGTTCGTAGTACCTGATTCGGACCTGGTTGTAGGTGTCGGCCCATGTCGTCGTGGTGTACTCGGGCTTTCCAATCACGTCGTCCGGGGTGACGGCGACGGAGTACGCCGTATCGGCGGACCGGAAGAGGCGTATCTTGATGAGCCCAGTTGCCGCGCTCTGATAAAGCACACCGTTCACCTGCGAGAGAATTCCGGTGAGGATAGAGGTTGCGTCGGCGGTGCCAGATAGCGCCGCCGAGAAGCCGTGGTTCTCGGCAAACAGAGTGGAGACGGCTGTCGCGAAGCTGGTCGAGTCAATGTCCGATCCGGAGAGGCCAATCTTCCAAACGGCCGACGTCAGGATGTCCTGGATCACTGATGCTGGGTTAGCTTCAGGGACAGGACCAAGGATTGCGATCCCTGGGATGCTCACGATCTCGAAGCCGATCGTCGGCACTTGGGGTGACGCGCCGATCGAGATGCCGCCGTTTGTGGAGCACGCGATCGTGGCAACGATCTGGTTGCGGTAGCCTGGGATCAGTGTGACATCGTCGCCGTGAGTGTTGATCACGCCGTAGGCGAGCGTGGTGCTCGCACCGACGTTCTGCGACGAACTGCCGCCGTGGAACTGGATGAAGCCTACGCAGTCGACTCCGTCGCCTAGGTTGACGAGGAGCACGGACTGTCCGCCATCGGCGAGCATCGTGGAGCCATCGAAGCCGAGCGCGATCTTGTCTCCCCACCACAGACGCCGCAGCTTTGCGGTCGCGTTGTATGCAGGGATGCCGATCACGAAGATCATGTCCACGCCGTACGAGAACGTGAACGACGCTTGACCAGCCGGAGGGACTGTCTTCTGATTTCCGCACCAGACGATGATCGAGTTGTCGACGCGAAATGTGCCGTACACCATCGGCACTGCCACGCCCTCGTCGCTGATCGCGATCGTAAACTGCTGTCCCATCGGCCTCGGCACGTTGGGACCATCGACGAGATACTTGTTGTAGAGAAACAGCCCTACGTTGAGTGCAAGAAGTGCCCATTCCATGGCTTCACGTCTGTTGTAGGACGCCGATGCCAACCGGCGATTGGATGTTGACGGTCGGCAGTAGCGGGTGGCCGCCGTAGTTAATGACGTTGCTGAATTTAGTTTTGCAGGTCGTCACCATGTGATCGCACCCTGCATACAGCGTGATGGAGTCGCCGTTGTTGAGCGTGCGAAACGGGACGTCCACGACGATCGCCGTCCCGACATGAGACATCACAGCTCGCGGCTCGCCGTCAGCAAAACGGACGATCTTGCCGTACTGCGCCCAGTTGTCGGGGTTGCCGCCGATTGTTCCGATCGTGATCGTCAAGCCGTCAACACTGATCGAGCTCACCGTGGTTGCGACGTTGAAGCTCGCAGGGTTGATCGTGCAGCCGGTGTCGTAGAGCCCGTGCTGACATAGCCGTTGTGACTGCAACACCGGAAGCTTGACCCCGCCGATCTTCACATCGAGCTTGTGCGGCGCCAGGAGCTTCACCTGTACGCCGTCGCTGGCGATCGACGTGATGTAGCCGAGGTGCTGCGTCCGCGTCGCGTTAGCGCGCACCATATAGGTATCGACCTGAATGGACACACTGCTCTGCGGGATGCCACCGACGAGCAAGTCCTGGGATAGTGCATGGTCCAACGAGACGTACATCGTCAACTCGCGACCCTGTCCATGCGGATTGATCGTCACGTTGTCCCGTGAGATCGCCGCGGCGGTGTACGTGTTTCCGCCGTAGCTGATGTTCTGCGAGTAGCTCGTCAGGTAGTACGTCGTCGTCGGCGTAACGATCGTGTACAGGTCAACCGGCTGAGCCGCCTGGACGCTCTTCTCGTCATCGTCGAAGGTGGGCATGGTCCCTCACTGCTGCACCACTCGCGCATTGAGCGTGCAACTCATCACCGCGCCATCCCACGACACCGCCGCGTCGTCGCTGGTAAGTCGGCACGTCTCGAGATACGAGACCATCGCGATCGCCCCGCTCGCGGCGCTGTCGAGTCCTAGCGACTGCGTGCCGTCGCCGTTGTCGACTGCCGTGGATACCGTCCGGTAGACAATCGTCCCGTTGGTCATCTTCAGCTGGATGCGACGATGCGCCAACGACGTGAACCACGTGGTTGCATACTGAGCGTCGGCGCTCACCTTGAGCGTGCCCGAACTAGCGTCGCCGATTGGTATCAGGTCAGGTCTCCATGTCGGAGCCAGGAAGCTGACTTGCATCCCGCGCACGGTCGACAGAAACGCCTTTAGCCACTGGAAGTCAGCGGGCGCGGCGGACTGGATCTCAAGCTGAAGCCCCCAGTCGGACACCGACCATCCGCTGATATCGGCGACGACACCACCCAGGTCGACAAGGTCAACGCCAGAGTCCAGCGGCTGGCTCACGGTGTCGCGAATTACCGTTCCGCGATCCCACAGCGGCATCGATGCATAGGTGTTGACGGTTGCGCCAACCCCCATGATCATCGAGTTGGCGAAGCCGTAGAGCAGAGCGCGCGCCTTGAGCGTCCACGGACCCACGTTGACCGCGTAGCGCTTGAAGTCCTGCTGCGCATCCAGAAACACCGCCATGGCAGGCGCGACAATGCCGCCGCTGAGTGCTGCGGCCGACACGTCAACATCCATAGTGATCGTAGTACCAGTCGCCGATTGCACGACGCAGCCGATCACTGTGTTCTGGTCGGGAGAGACGACGACCGCACGTTGTCCGGCGACTAGCCAGTCGCTCAGCGACGTGCTCGGAACGGAGACGTTGTGGCCGCCGCCGCCAGTGACCGGTAGCGCTTCGTAGGTGAGGCCGAGCAGAAAGGGCTGTGCAGTGGCCGCGTTGGCGACGAGCGACGACAAGATCACGCGCCACTGCGCATCGGTAAGCAGCGACACGCACTCATACCGCTGCCTCGGCGCACCTAGGGTGGCGACTCTCTGCTCGAGTCCCGACCACGCCTTGAGCACGTTCGTTTGCCACGAGTACGTGACCTTCGCTCCCGACTCGATGAGCATCGCGAACGTCGCGGCTCCAGCCGGTCCAACACCAGGCGTCGCCGGTGTCGCGAAGATCGGCGATGCCGGCGTGATTGGCTGATACAGCCAGCTCACCTAGGCGACCTTTCGCAAGCTCCACGCGATGGCGCGATCGGTGCCGGCAAGCTTGAGACAAGTGACATCCCAGCCGTCCATCACCACAAGCGTTGGAAACACGAAGGCCTGCGATTGCGCGCCGGTGAGCGTCGCCTCGTAGATCACACGCTGGGTGCCGTTGATCTTCTCGTACGCTCGAAGCCTGAACTGGTCTCCTGCCGCGAGCGCGTTGACGTCCACGTATGGTTGCAGACAGCACGCCGTTGTTTGCGGCGTGAGCGTCGTCGAGTTGTTAGGGAACGAAAACTCCGTGGTGGAGACAGTCGCGGAGCCGTCGCTCTTGGTGATCGCCATCGTTAGCCTCCGACCACGTACGCGGCCATCGAGTGGCCGGTTTCGAGCGTGGCGCCTGTCTGAGCGCGCCCATACAAGATGTCGCCGTTAGCAACCAGGCAGTACCGACCAGCACCAGGCCGCTTCGATAGCGAGTCCGAACTCGAGTCGGCAACGGGGTGATTCAGGATCGGGAACTTCAGGTTAGATCCGTTGCCTACCGCCAGGTCAACGTCGATGATCCCGGCCTGCATCGCCGAGTTGTTGCAGCCATAGCCGAACTCCACCCACCATCCAGCTCGGCTGGCCGTTCCGAGAGCCACCAGTGTCCCCTCGCTGGTGGTCCCCGGGGTAATTCCGGTGCCGTTGCTGGACGCCAGGGTGACGCCATAGCTATCGATCCACTTGCCGACGGGAACGAGGTCAGGACGCGAAGGACGGCACCGACAGCGAACGAACGCATTGACCGAGGTTACCGTCGCCGAGTTGACCGACATGGCCATGCCGATGCTCGTCCCCGCCTTGATGAAGTACGGGAAGCGGTAGAAGTACCCGCCCACGTTGACGCTGACCCCGGTATAACCGGCCGCTGGTCCACATACGAGGTCGGTGACCTTCGTGAATGACGTGCCGCCAGCTGGATCGATCCCAAGTGCGGCCACGCTGTCTCGTGCAGTTCCGCCGATCGCTACGTTACAAACGCAGATCTCGATCTCGTAGACGTCGTCAGTTAGCGAGGCTCCGGAGATCAGAGTGGAGTAGCTACCGTAGGCGTTCTGTGCCGGCGTGATCGACGTCCCCATGGCGATCGTAGGCCTAGTGCCGTCGGCGATGCTGGAGATAATGAGCCCCCACTCGTTGACCGGTACCTGCAGCACGCGCCAATGATCGGCACGCGTTAAGCGCAAGGATCCGATCCTTGCTAGAAAACCAGCCCGGTCCAGCCCAGCGACGTGAGCATGTTGTGCGCGCCGGTGTCCGTGAATTCCGCCGCCGACCCCTGCCACATCGCCGCCCACAGGATGTTCACGCCGGCCGCCTTGACGGAGCTTGCGCTGTTGCTCCCGAAGTAAATGCCCTGACCGATGCCGCTGAGCCCGTTGTACGTTGCGACGATTCGCTCGCCCTTCGTGTAGAGAATGATCCTGCTGCCCGTCTTGTCGTAGACCAGCAGCACCGGAATTACCGATCCGGTTTGGACAACGGTGCCTGTAACGTGGGAGATTGATCCGACGTCGACCCCTAGGTGGCCGCTCGTGTCGACGTGAATCGCGAGCACCTGACCGGTGCCCGTGCCGGCGATCCACGACCAGAACGGCGTTGCTCCACCGGTCGCTGCGTTGATCTGGACGTAGATGAGCAGCGCCTGCGACGTCGATAGTGGCGACGGCAGGTGTGTGTCCGCCGACGAGAACACCTGAGAGGCAAGCGCGTCCGTCGTTTTGATGGACTTCGTGGTCCATCCGCTGACCGACTGCGCGAGTGATGCGCTGGCGCTGTTCGTGCCGCCGAGCGTGACCGGCGCGTTACCGACGAGGCCGCCGTAGTCGTTGAAGACGAACCCGGACGACTCTTGGAACGACCACGTAAAGCTTGGCGGAGGGATGCCGAGCCGCGTCCATTGGTTCTTCGCGAGCGGCGTGTAGATATGGCTCGTCGAGTCGGAGGACGGCGTGATGTACCAGCTTGGAGACCACCCGGCCGCGTTCCAGATCGCTCCGATGTCGTTATCCAGCAGCTCGGCGGAGGGTCCAGCCCAGAGTGCGCCGTAGGTGAAGTTGGCCGTTGCCGCGAAGATTCCAGACGCGAGCGCTACGCCGAAGTCGACCTCGCCCTGGTTCGCGCCCGCGGTCGCGTACGCCTTGTTGATGATTTCGCTCGGCGTGTAGAACTTGATGACCTTGTTCGTGACGTCGTACTTCAAGGCGATCGGAAACTGGCCGCTCGACGGCAACGCCGTGCTGCCGCGCGAGCTCTCGCCGCCGCTGTTGCCGATCGCGGGGAGCAGCGTGGTCAGCTTGACCGCGCCGTAGAGTGCGCCGTCCGTCGTCGACATCAGGCCGGCATCGGCCGTCGGGGCTGCCGCAAGCCCGACCCAGCCCATCATCAGGTACGAGTTCGTCGCCGGATCTGGCAATGTCCCGTGCTGTTTGCCGAAGCCGTTATCGACGGCGGTATAGACGTTGCCAGCGCCGAGACGAGACCATGACGTGATCGTCTGCTGATAGACGTGGTTCGCGCTGACCGCGCCCAGATTATGAACGCCGTTGACGTCTGTGATCGGGCTCGCCGAGTTCTGGAACGGATAGATCGACGTCGGACCGGAATTGCTGACACCAGCCTTTGCGAACAGCAGCGACCACTCGGTGTTGTTCTGCGGTACCGCCTTGCTGCTCTTCTGGTCGATCGTGACGTTGTTGAGGCCGCTCGGAACGAACTGCCGCTCCTGACTTGGCGTGTACTGATCGCTCCCCGTGAGGACGAGCCCGATCGTGACCGCTCCAGCTACCGCCAGCCCGGCTCCAGCGCCAATCCATCCGCCGCGGTTCACGGCTGGATCACTTCGACAAGCGGCGTCGCGGTCACGGTGACCTGCGCACTGTTGCTTGGCGTGCTCGTGAATCCGGTGAGGTTGGCTGCGGTTGCAACGGTGCCGATCTGGATCTTCTTGAACCCGCCCACGTTCGCCATGTACTCGATCCCGATGCTCGAGTTCGGGATGATGATGTCGGCGCCAAGATTGAGCGATCCAACTAGGCTGATCGTCCCGTCGTCGCGCTCGCCATACACACCGATCGGACCAGGAATGTCAGTGTTGGTGCTGGCCGAGAAGCGAATGGTCACCATCTGCGGTGCCGCACCGCTCCGGCGCCACTTGCTGATGTCAGCCCCACCGCTCGCCGTGGGAGTCACGAACGACGTCACTGCGCTATGCAGCGTGATGACATCGGCACCTTGACCGATGAGGATTCCTTCAACTGGCATGCGGCAAGGCTCACCCTGCGCCGCGATGCCGCAAGGATCCTTGCCTACCTACCGCCGGTGTAGCTCCGCAGCGATCCTGAGTTTCGGCGCACCATCGACATCACTAGCCGCTCGCCTTCCGGTGAGTCCATGTGCTGCAGAATGTCGTCCTTGCCGATCTGCGCTACCACGCGGACGTTAGGAGCCATCGGCTGCGCCATCTGCGCCGCCTGTTGCTGGTGTTGCGGCTTGATCGACACCGTCTCCCCCGGAGACACCCGAGCCATGAAGAGATTGGTGTCAGGTGGGGACCAGCCGTTGATGCGGCCGCTCCAGCCGAGCGCCGCCTGCGGGATCGTCGCGTCGCCGCCCATATAGGCTCCGGCACCGGAGCTGAAGAGCGCGCCGATCGCCGCGCTCTCGGCCTTCTGCAGAGAGATCTTGATCAGGTCAGCCTCGATGCTCTTCACGAAGCCAGCCCAGTCTGTCTTCTGCCCCATGATGATGTTGGCTAGCTGATCGTTGAGCGTACCGAAGGTGTGCTTGACCATGTCGGCCGCACCCTTCGAGATGTTACCGAACTCATCGGACACGTCGCGTAGGCCTTGCTTGAGGCCGTCGCCGAAGTTGCCTTGACCGTACTGGACCTTCAACTTCTCGATCGCGCGCTCGGCCTCGTCGGTGGTGTAGATGTGCGCCTTGAGCCGCTCGTTGACGCCTTCCACGGCCTTCGCGAATTGCTCGGCGGGAGACTTCATGTCGTTGTAGCGGTCGCGGAGTTTTGTAAGCGCTATCGAGTAATCACCGGACGAGATGAGTCCCTCGGACTGAGCCTCGTTGAGGCTCTTGACCTCATCAAGGTACTTGCGGATCGCGCTCGAGTCCTCGGCCATCTGAAGTACCTTGTCGCGATCCCCGAGCATTGCTGCACCTCCAAGCGCAGCCTTTCCGGCTCCTCCGATCGCTCCAGCGATACCGCTACCCACCGCCGCGAATGCACCGGCGCCGAGCGTGTGCCCGAGTGCTGCCACGCCGAGCTTAGCCTGCTCGGTGTTGAGCTGATCGAGTTGCTCGCGGAACTTCTCCATCTCGATCGTGTAGGTACCTAGCGAGATGCGACTGTCCCCGTATAGCCTGGCGAGCGTCATCTCGTTGGCCATCAGGTGTTCCATCGGCCCGTTGATCTCGTTGAGCAGCTTCTGCTCGTCGGAGATCGCCGCCTTGGCCTGCTTGTGAGCTTCGAGCCAGTCGTGCGTCTTGCCAGCGCCGTAGTCGAGTATCTGGTTGACGCGACCTAGCGCGGCGCCGAACACGTCGGCGTCCGATGCAAGCTGTCCCAGCTTGACGGTCTGCGCCCCCTGGTTTAACTCTTTGACGAAGTCGCCCATCGTCTTGAGCTGGCCGTCATCGTCGCCGCTAACGAGCTTGCCGATGTTCGATAGGAGGCCGCTCGTCAGGACTTCCTTGAGGTTACCGCTACCGAGCGCCTCGTCTAGTTTCTGCAGCGGCACGAGTGAAGCTTCAATGAGCACACCTAGTCCGTGAAATGCCTCGCCTAGCGACTTCACCGCGCCGGACTCTTCGATCAGCTTGCCGATTGACACGGTGATGTCGTCTTTCATGTGCTGCCACTGCTGGCCGAGCGTCTCCTGCATGTGGCCAAACTTCTCGGTGGTCTGCGCCGCGTGCTCGTCCATGGCAGCGAATGCGTCGCGCATCGAGATCTCGCCGTGCTTAGCCTTTTCGATCAGGTCCTGCAGTGCGTGCGGTCCCTTGAGCCCGAAGTGATCCTCGAGAGCTTCCATGAGCGGCGGAAACTCCTGGAACACCTGACGCATTTGCTTCCCGCCGTTCTGGCCAAGCTGCAGAGCAAAGGTGAACTTGTCGAGCGCTGCCCCGGCATCCTGCATGGAATGCCCGGATAGCTGGACCATCTGAGCCCACTCTTTGGTGTACTGCGCCTGCTCGGTCATCGATAGGCCGAGCTCGCCGGCGCGCTCTTTCATCGCGATCGACAACTCCATCGTCTGATCGAGCGACCCGTGGAGCTGCTTGGATAGGTCGTTCTGCTGTGCGATCACGTCGTCCACGTGTTCGAAGCTATCGGCCAGCCGAAGCGCATGATTCTGCAGTTGCGTGTATTCGTCTCCAAGATGGAGCACCTCAGCGCCGAGTGCGGCGACACCGCCGGCAGCGAGCGTCCCCTTGGAAGTGAGATCGCCTAGCAGGCTGCCGAACTCCCCGAAACGGCCGAGCAATGACTGCGAGAGCGAGCCCTCGAGTTCTACGCCCATGCCATGAATGGACTCACCGGCACTATCCGCAGCTTCGCCGCTATCCTTGAGCGCAGTCGACAGCTTGCCGCCGGCGTTCTGCCCGGCGCTCTCGACGTCACGCAGCTTGTCGCCGAGCCGGCTGACCGACTGCTCCGCTGCGCTTGAGTCCGCTTGGATGGTGATGTTGAAGCTCATCGGTTCTTTGCCTTGCTGCGCATCTCTTCCACGGTGCGCTCGTTCTCCAGCTTTTCAGCGCGCTCCGAGTCCAGGTGGCGCACAACCCTCCACAGGAGTTGCGTGGCCTCCTGGTCCCAGCCGCGAAACGAGGTCCAGTCGAGTACGGCCGTGAACGGGATCGGACCTGCTGCCATGCCGATCTGCCGGCAGCTGCCGAGGTCGTGCCAGGCCTGGACGTAGAGATGGACCGTCGGATCGTACTCGGGCTCCGATAGCCGCTCGCGCGCCACGGCTGCGTCGATCTGCTCGAGCTTCTTCGGGTCCTCGGTGCGCTCTGCGGCCTTGTGTAGCTTCCTGAGCTTCGGACCCGCTTGCTCGTCCCAGGCCAGCCACTCCGCTACCCTTTTCCCAGCTCCTCCACCGAAGGCAGCGCGCCGCGGAAGTTCTCCGGGTTCTGCGCGAACGCCAGGATCGCATTGAAGACCGTGATGCCGCCGTCACCGGCCACGATCGCCGATAGGAGCTCCTTGGCTTTGTCGCTCGTGAACTCCGGCTTCGTGCCGTCGTCCTCGATCACGTTCTCCCAGCCGACCACGACGTGAGCAGAGACGATCTCGACGAGCAGATCCACCGATTGACGTCGCGTCGCGCCTTGCAGCGCCGGACGGCGCTTGGCCATCGCGTTCTCGAAGCCGGCGTTTCCGTCGCCGGCATAGCGCAGAAGAAGCACGGGGACGGCCTCGCCGCCGAGCGCGATCGAGTCGAGCGCGAAGCGTGCCGTCCGCTCGCGATCGACATGGAACTTCGAAGCAAGCTTTCCAAACCCCATGGAGCCTTTCAGTTAGCCGGCAAGAACGGGAACACCGTCATTCCGCACACGAAGTTTAGTGTCGTGTCGAGCACCGCGTTAAGCGTCTCGCTGATAGTCACGATGCCGTTGAGCGGATAGTCCGTCGCGCCGCCGCTGATCTCGCAGCGTGGCAGATCGATCACGATGCCGGCGTCGTTGTTTCGCAGGCACGCCTCGAACATCAGATCGCGGTTGTCGCGCATCGCGAGGATCATGTCGTTCTGGATTAGAAACGCCTTGATATCGACCGTGACGTTACATCTACCGGTGATGCCGCGCTTCATGCCAAACGTGCCTTGCTGCTTCTGCGCGGTAACGTTGTTCTTGAACATCAGTTTCCACGTGTCGATGTCGACGCTGATCGACGCGTTGTAGTTCGTGCCCGTCTTGTCGGCCACGCGCAGACGCGGCAGCTCGGTGACGGTGTTGAACAACGCGGTAGCCAGCGGCGCAAGCGCCGAGCTCGCCCCGGTGGCGCGAGTGGTGAGCGGGTTCTGGATGTCTTGACCGCGGAAGGTCAGCGTCGAGACGATCTTGTTCTGCGCCGCGCCATTGAGCTCCCACGTGTCGACGAAGTTGCCGATCGAGTACACGTAATCGGTGGCTGCACCAGAGTCGAGACCGGGCAGACCGAGTTCAAACTGATAGGTCGTCTCGAGATAGTTCGTGCTGTTGTAGGCGACGTCGGAGACGAACCAGCCGAAGAAGATCTGGATCGTCTTGCCGGTCCCGGTATCGTTGACCCACGTCGTGGTCGCGCGGTCGAAGGTGAGCGTGTGAGCCGCGATCGCCGTGATGCGAATGAACCCGCGATCCGCCGCAGTCGCGAAGCCGAGCGTTCCTGGGGAAGACGCGGTGCCGCCGCCAATCCACAGCCAAGATCCGATCGGGATGTTGAGCGTGGTGAAGTCGAGCGCCGTGGAGGTGATGGTGCTCGCCGTGGCCGCAACGATGTCGGACGCGGCGCCCTGGAAGCCGACCACTTCCACAGTCGCGTTGGCCGGTGGCGACGACTCCGTAACGGTGCCGGTGGTCTTGATCGCCGTGCCGGTCGATGCGGCCTGCACAACGAGTAGGCCGTTGTTGGCCGAGTTGATAAAGCCGCGCGCGAAGATCAGCGTTCCAGCTACCAGCGCGCCGCCGCTCGCGACCGTGAATTGCGTGGAGCTGACGGCGCTCGGGTAAAACTTGCCCGTGGCCGTGGTCCCCGTGGTGCCGCTGTACAGCGTCTGCACCAGGAAGATTCCAGGCGCGAAGTAGTCGACCAGATCCTTGTTGAGGTCGTGATCGATCTGCGGAGCCGCGTCCAGGTCGATTACGTCGCCCTTGAAGTCGGCGCGATACGGAGTCAGCGGCTGCCGGCGAACACGCTTGATGTTCGGATAGAAGTTCTTGATGCCGCCGCCGTTGGGCTGATGCTGGCGCCAGCCGGAAGTCGGCTGAACTCCGAGGCTCGACTCCGGCGCCGAGAGGAGTGATACGGATTCGGAGCGAACGGGCGCACTCATTCCCGTCATGCTCCGTGTCGACGGAGAAAGCTATCGGATCCTTGCTAACCCTACTTGGTTTCCCAGTAGTAGAACGGCACCGTCACGCTCGCCTGTGCCCATTCGCCCGTAGTCGGCACCTCGCGTGCGGTCGCGGCGATCGTCGTGATGCAGTCCGAGATCGATCCGATCGTTTGCTTCTCCATCGCGTCGATTGTCTGTCGCACCAGTACGTCGAGTGCGTTGCGACCCTGATCGATCGGCGTGAACAGCTGGACGAAGAGGATGCCGCGGCGCTCGAACCGCATGGGCGATCCGAGTGAGATCTGGTTGCTGATCTGGTGGCGAATCGCGAACCGTACCCATGACGACGACGGGTTAGGCTCGGAGAACTGCTCGTCATCGAGCACGTAGGGGATGCTCGGCGGATCGCCGTACAGCGCGGTCCATGCCGTATTCCAGGCGTTGACGATCGCAAGCGCCGCAGCATCGATCTTCATCACTCACCTCCAAACGGCGAGTAGGCTGCTGCCAGGTTACCGGCCATGCGCGCGGCGAAGCTAGAAGCGCTACTAGTGGTGATGTCGATGCGCTGGCCGCTGTGCAGCTGCTGCATCGTCTGCTCGGCCTTGGCGACCGCGAGCTCGACGAACCCAGCCGGCGCCTGCTTCGAGCTGCCGTCATTCAGGGTCATGATGTACGGCACGTTGTTCGACACGAAGACCGGCTGCGCGCCCCGGTAGGCCGCGACCTGCGCGATGCCGATCTGCTGTGCGCCAGTCGAGACAGACTGCGGCGTGCCGTCCGTCTGTTCGGTGGCTGTGCCTACGCTGGGAATCCAGTTGGCGCGCGCCCAGCCGGTATCTACTGGCGTGCCGCCCTCGTCAGCCGGCTCCATGAGATTGGCCGTTACCTCGACGATGACGTCGTTACGCGCCTGCCGTAGCCCCTGGGTGAGCCGGGCGATAATCTGCTCGGCCTGCGGGGTCGGCACGGCTCACCGCCGATGCGTGCGCTGGTCCTTGCGCGGAGCCGGCGCGGGTTGCGCAGCGTCAGGCAGCTGATCGGGTGGCGTCAGGCCTTCGATCGGAGCGTGGTCGAGCTCGCGCACCAAGTACATGAGCTTGACGCGCTCCCCGCCCAACTCAGCTGCGAGCTCAGCGGGGAGCCGGTGGCCGCGCGGGACGAACGCCTCGCCGACGTAGATGCCGCCCTGCTGCGCCTTGTAGACGTAGAGCGGCCTACTCGGATCGAGTACGCGCTTCCGTGGGTTGGGACGATCCCAACCCCACGACTCCGGTTTGACGAATGCCTCAGCCATAGGTCACTGCCAATCGAAGAAGCCCTGTTGCCAGAGCGAGACGAACTGGCCCTCGGACATGCCGAGGCCGACGCAGTCGATCGTCGAGCCGATCGTGATCGTCGTGCCGCCCCACACGAGCTGACGAGCCGCGATCGGCGTGCCCGCGTACAGCGGATCCCACGCCTTGCGGCACTGTGCCGTGTTAGACGTCGAGATGTATCGCCCAGATAGATTCTTCGGCGATATCGGCGTCGTGTAGGTGGCGGTCAGGTTGGCCACTGGCTACTGCACCAGCGTGTTGAAGAAGATGCCGACGTCCGCCGCGATGATCTTGTGGATGAAGCCGGACTCGATCTCGACGACGTCCGAGTGGAACGGCTCCTGGCGGTACTTCAAGATGCGCACGCCGTTGTCGTTCGCAGCGTAGGTCTGCCAGGTGAAGGTCCGGACCGCGGTCAGCGAGCGAACACCGCCCTGCGGGTTGCGGTACATGAGCAGAGCCACCTTGCCGACCACGAAAGCGCCAGCGAATGCCGCGCCCTCGTTCGCCGTGTTCTGCACGGCCGACAGCACGATGATGTCGTCGAGCTCCATAAGCCCGGCGACGAGCTTCTTCGTCACCTCGGCCGGGACCTGAGTTGTCGCGCCGCCGGTGATGCGAGCCGTGATCTCGGCGTGGTTCTTAAGCACGTCCCAAACCTGCTGACCCATCGCCAGCACGTTCGGCATCACGCCGGTCACCAGCTTCACGGCCGAGCGATAGTTAGCGATGTCCTCGAGCGGAGTCGATCCAGAGCGCGACCACTGCATCACCGTGTTCGAGCCATACACGCTCGCGCTAGAGTTGCCGGTGACGTCCGTTCCCCACACGCCGGTCGTCATACAGACGCCAGCGAAAGCGATCTCGCGACGCAGGCGCTCGAGCGTGGTCAGGAACATCATCGCGTCCTGATCGTCGTCGAGCGGCGAATCGGTGTTCGCGCGGACCTGGTCGTCGATCATCTTCGCGCCCGACCAGATGTCGATGTAGAAACTGTCGGTCGTCAGACCGTAGCCGATGCGGGCCGCCTCACCGCCAGGCGACCGCTTCTGCAACGCATCGCGGAACCAGAAATCCTTCGGGTACTTGAAGAACACGTTGGTCTGGTTCTTCGAAGGGATGATCGGAGCCAGGTTGTCGGCCTGGTAGTCCGCCATCTGGTTCGCGTACAGGACGCTCAGGTTAGTGAGCGGCACGTTGACGTGAACATCTGACTGGGTAGGTTGCGACATGACGTCTGGCTCCTGCGATGCGTGATGGAGAACGAATGCCGGCTACACACCGGCGCCTGGCTACGAGTAGGTCGCGGTGGTCACGTTGACGTTGTGCCAACCGTCCGAGCTGCCGATGAACTGCGCGGTACACGTGGTGGCGTTGATGCCCGCCATCGCGGTCGCCGCGACTTCCGCCTTGGTGAAGCCGGCGATGTTGATCGTGCCGTTCGGCGTCGATGCCGCCGTCGTCGTGCGGACGTACATGACGTCGCTCGACAGGTACGAGTTTGGGATCGCGTTCGACCCCGAGCTCGTCACCGTGCCAGTGACCGACAGGTTGTAGACGAGACACATGTCGTGACCCGTTAGCACCGTGGTGCCCACGACAACGGTCTCCGACCCCGCGCGGATCTTGCTGACCACGCGCCACGCCGCACCCGTCCATTCGAGCAGCAGCTCCTGGTTCTGCGCCGTGAACACGTGCGTAGCCGGCTCGGAGCCGAACGGCGTCGTGATCGTCAGCGTGCCGAGCGGAGTCGAGGCGGCCGTGATTTCACGAACGCGTTTGAGCTGCCCGGCTACGAGGCCGTTCGCGAGCGTGTAGGCGACCGTGCCCGTGGTCGACGTCTGGCTGTCGATCGTGTTCAGCGAGAGAGCACCGCTGGTGACCGTCTCGGTTCCTGACACCGAGGTCTGGCCAGAGCCGGCCAGATCCAGAGTCACGGAGCCGATCTGGTTGACGGCAGCGCCCAGGATGCACATGCCCACGGCGAAGCCGGAGGTGATGTCCGATCCGGACGCGGTCACGAACCGTCCCGACGAGTCCACCTTGACGGTGTCGCCCGTGGTGACGGTGCCACCCATTTTCGCCTTGGTGACGCCGCGGATCTGGATCTCTGCGGCCTTACCCTGCGCGTTCGGGTTGTTCTGGAGGACGCCGAGGATCGTCGCGTTGGCGCTCGGCAAGAGCACCTGCTGCGACGAGTTCATCGTCAGCGCGCAGAACTGAGACGCGGACAGGTCCGCACTCGCCTGCAGGGAGATGACTGGATCGAGAATCTGAAATGGAGCACCCATGGTCGTTTCTCCTGCTGGCTAGTTGCCCGCTCGCTTGGCGAGCTCGACCTGCGCGTAGAGCCGCTTGCCCTCCGCGCTCTTCAGGACCTCGCCGTACGCGACGGTCGGATCCACGTGGTTCTTATCGGCGTGCTGCTTAACGAGCGCGTCGAGCTGCGCCTGCGGCTGCACGCCGTCCGGCGATCCCTCGCTCGTGCGAGCGCCATGGCCGAGCGTCGCGAAGGCCTTCGCGAGCGCGTTGTTGCCGGCCGCGACGATCGCGGTGACGCCCTTCTTCAGCTCGACATCGGCGATGTCGTCGACGATCCGGAGCAACGCCTTCTTCGCCGGCATCTCGCCGGGCAAGTTCGCGAGCTCGATCTTGACGCGCTTCTCGAGCCGCTCATCGGCGAGTTCGGACTCGCGCTTCGCGATAATCTCGGCCTGCTCCTTGGAGCGCTTGGCCATCGCGATCATGCGCGGGTCGTCGTTCTTGCGGTACTGAACGCCGTCGACCTCGATCACGACCGGATTCGCCTCGAGGCTCTTGGCCACGTCGGCGTCGCGATCGGCGCTGGACTTCTCGAGGAACTCGTCCTTCGCCTCGCGCTTCTCGAGCGACTTGTAGTACGCGCGCTGCGCATCACTCATCGCGTACTTCTTTTCGAGACGAGCGATCTCCGCGTCCCGCTTCTCGAGCTTCTTCTTGAGATCCGCGGTCTCGGTGGCTGGTTCCTTCATGGCGTTTCCTTTCGAGAACTGGGCTCGCTTGTTCGCGTCCTGATTCGGCAGACCGGTCCCGACCTCGGGGTCCATCGACGCCGACGGCAAATCGAGATCGGCAGTCGCAGCACCGGCGTCGACGAGTTGGTCGACCTGGTCCTGCGTGATGACCTGGTGGTCGTGACCCGCAGACGCGCCGACCACGAACGTGTCGAGGTCGCTGTTACGCGTCCACGGATGGCAGTGGTACTCGCCGGTGCCGGCGACGTAGGCGTAGTCGGTGTAGCCGGCCGCTTGGCCGTTGTTGTGATCGAGCAGATGCGTGTGACCGAGCGTCTCAGTCGTCAGGTAGGCGTGCTTCGCCACCGCGACGCGATCGCAATCTGCCTGCTTCGTTGCCGCTTCGAATCGCTTTCCGTCAGCGTGCTGCGACGCGAGTAGCTTCTCCGCGCGTTGCTGCAGCTTCTCCTTGAGAGATGCCGACAGGCTCGACTGCGGGATGCGTCCGATCGCGTCGCGAAGGTGCGCGATGTCAACCTTGCCGTTGACGTCCTTGTACGGGAAGTGCCGCAGCGAGCGCGGCGTCGTCTTTCCGCTGGAGTCCTTGCTGCCGCCGCCCTCGACATAGAGGAACGCCGAGTCAGGCAGGTCGTCCATGTACGCGGTCGACCACGTGGCCTTCGATACCGCGCGCTTCTTCGGCGCCGCAGCTCCACAGCTCGGACACTTGAGCGCGTCCTTCGCCATGTAGCTCGAGCACTTCATGCACTTCGCGGTGCGCGCCTTGACGGCCTGGCGCTCGCCATAGCCGGCGATCGAGAAGCCCGTGTATTCGTGGCTCTTGAACTTCTCGAGCACGTCCGGGGACGGCTTGATGCCGACGAGCAGGCCGGTCTTCGCCGTCTGGATGTCGAGAGCCGAGGCGATCTCCTCGGTCATCGGCCAACAGAAGACGACCCTGCCGTCCTCCTCGCCGTCGTGCATCTCGTCCGAGTAGCCGCCTGACTCCATGTAGTCGGCTGCGACCTTGACGAGGTTGCTCTCGTCGATCGCATCGCCCTGGAGATCGAAGTACGGCTCGCCGTCGACGGTGCTAGTCAGCGCCCAGCCGAGGACGATGCCGAGTTCGCTATCGACCTTCGCGACCGTGCACCGCGCTTCGAACTCGATCGCATCACCGGCGCGCTTGATGATCGCGGCAGTTGCCGTCTCTTGCGCGGGAACATCGACGGCAGAAACGAAGCTGAGAGACTTCAGCTTCAATCTGAATCGACGATCCTCCTGCGGCACGCGTCCAAATTGCGGCGCACGCTCTGCAACTCTTAGATCCTTGCGGCACTACGCTCTTGCGTGCGCCTTCGGCCAGCCGTCAGATAGCCAATCGAGTAGCGCCGCCACGTACGCTTCCGTCAGCAGTCTCTCGTCGGCGAGCGCGGCCATCGATGCCAGCCACGCGAGCGTAACGTCCCAGGACGGCGCGACTCGCACCTCAAGACGCACGGCGGATCCTTGTCACGACTACACACCGGCACTGAATGCTTTCTTCGGGTGGCGCGTCTGGATCTCCCGGATACTCCAGTTCCACGCCGTCGCCGGTCCGGAAGGCGTCACCGAGACTGGCCTGTTGGCCGTCCATCGCGCGATGCGACGCGCGGACGCGACCATCATGCGAGGTCCGCCACGTCCGCACCACGCTGTCGGAATCCACGTCGCCGCTCGCCGTGGCCTGCCGCCACATGTCGGTCGCGCCTTCGTGGACGGCCCGCATCGACTCGGTGCGGGCGATAACCTCCGCGCGGTAGTTGAGTAGCCGCTGCTGATAGCGGCTAGTCATGGTCTCGATCTGCGAGTCCGTCAGGTCACCCCGCCGTGTCGCCGCGTCGTAGCGCCGATCGCGGAGCTCGTAGTCGAGTGCGCGCGCCGATCCGTCCTGTAGCGACTGCCGGTAGTTGGACACGTACTCCTGCTGTGCCGGCGTGAGGCCGATCGAGTCGCGCAACATCACCGCAGCCTGCCGCGGGTTGAGCCCTTGCTCGACTGCGTCCGCGAGCGCGTCGCGAATCGTCTGCCGCTGCTCCTGGGTGACGTCGCGGATCAGGCGGAGGCTGTTCTGGGTCGTCCGTGACACTGCCCAGCGGTTGGTCATGTCGAACGCGACATCGCCGCTGACCCAGCTGGAGATCTGGTCGGCGACTTCTTGGCCGGCGTCCCCGTAGGCAATGTTGACCGCATCGGCCATGCGCTGAGCCGCGGTGCGAATGTCGTCGGTGTTGAGGATAGCGTCGAGCCGGTGCGTCTTGACCGCCAAGATGAACTCTTCGAGAGTGTGGCGATCGCGCAGCCACTGCATCGCTTCGGCGAACTCGTCCGAGATGCGACTCGCCGCCGCGTCGATCTGCGATCGGACGTTGTCCTCTTCCTTGCCCACGAGCTACCCGCGGCCGTGCACGATGTAGAGCGCACCGGACGGATCGCGCGTCGTCCCGATTACCTCGTAGGTGCGTCCGTCGTCGCCGACCACCCGATCGCCAGCGGTCGGCGGAGCGGTGCCGCTGGGAAGGCCGAGCGAGTCGACGACGATCAGGATCTGACGATCACCGTACTTGATGACCTCGCCGTCAATGTCCTTGTCGTCGTAGCCGAGCGTGATGCCGATGCAGCTGTAGTTGACGGCCGTCGGCTGCGTGCCGCTCGTGCGCGAGCTCGGGTTGCGCGTCCCCGGCGTGACCTTGACGAAGGTTAGCGAGCGATAGGCGTCCACACGAAACGCAGCCTCCTCGAGCAGGTCCTTCATCTGATCGAGTAGGTTGGGCACGGCTCACGTCCCTCGGCTTAGTCCGTAGGTGTCGACATCGTTGAACTGCGAGATGCTGGTCGAATCGTCTGCCGCCGATGCGCCACTGGTATCGCTGCCGAGTGCGCCGCCCTGGTTGGCCATGCGCGCCATGTAGGGACCGACCAACTCCTGCACCACCATCGGAAAGCGACCGGCGGTCTGGCGACCGAAGTACGTCACGCTCGCGGGTCCGGTGCTGAAGCTGTGGATGTTGAAGGTGTTGTTGATCTGATCTTGCAGCGCGGGATCCGACAGCAAGATCGCCGCTAGCTCGTAGCTGCCGTTCAGGATGTCGGTCGGGATCGTCCCGGCGTTCACGGCCGTGCCGTACTTGTCGACGACACTCGCGCGCGGCCACTGCAGGGGACCGCCGTTCATCGTGCCCTGCCAGGTCTGTCGATCTAGCATGCGCGCCGCCATCACCATCGCCGATGCCTGCGTCTGTGTCGTCGCTGCGGCCCATGCCGTCGCCGCCTTCGACAGTGACGCGGACAGATACGCCGTCGCTGATGCCTGATCGCCGTAGACGTTGAACGTGTTCGCACCGATGGTGACGGTCGACATCTATGTCCCCTCGATATCGGTGGAGTCCATGAGTGTGTCGTCTTCTCCGGCATCGTCGGTCTGGATCGGCTTCTTGCGCGGCGCTGGCTTGCCACCAGATCCGATCTGCGCCGCCAGCGCTGGCTGCATCTCCGGTGCGTGCGGGATGTCGACGAGATCGCGGATCGCGTTGATGGCCGGATCGTCCGGCGTGAGTCCTGCCTGCGCAACCGCGACCAGCGCCTCGGCCACGTACTGGACGTCGCGCAGCTGCACGGCCTCTGGCACGAGCGTCGGCATGAGCTTCGGATCCCAGCCGTTGAGCGCGACGATCGTCGCCACCAGATCGTGATCGAAGCTCCACGCTAGGTCAGACAGCATGCTCGTGATCTGCTGCGCGAGCTGCATCGTCTTGTCCTTCGACAGTGCGAAGGAGCCAGCGCCGCCGCGACTGCCGTCACCGACAAGCAGGGCACCGATGCCGAGGATGCGCGCGATCTGACGCACCTTGCGATCGATCGCGACATGCATATGCGGCAGGCCGCCGATCTGCGTCGAGATGACCTCGAGATCGAACATCTTGCTGCTCGAAAGCGAGCCGTCCGGGTTGGGAAACGGAGCAGACTCAAGCAGCAGGCCACGTCCCGGCGTGAGCACGTGGTTCGACAAGAAGTCCTGAACGCCCTGGACGAACTGCTTCGCGTTCGCCTCGGTGATCTGGTTGCGCTCGATCATCTCGTTCATCAGCGTCATCGGCACGCGACCGACCGGCATGCCCGCCATGTCGAGCTCATAGCTCCATCCCTCGATCTGCTCGAGGCGCTTCAACTGCCTGGCCGTCTCGGTGACGTGACGGAGTCGGCCCGTGCCGTCCGGCGAGTCCGTGAAGTCTCCGTCCACCGTGTAGATGCACTTGGCGCGCGGCAGGTAGATCTCCTGGAACGTCCACGGCGACAGCTGCCAGACGCCGAGCAGCGTGCCGTCCGTCTGGATATCCCATCGCCAGATCGTCGACTGCGGACGCGGCTGGATATCCGCGAAGCCGATCAGGCCGTCATCTCGGACCTTGGCCGTCCACTCCGAGATCGCAAATCCTTGCCACTCCGCCTGCGACTGGCGAACCACGACCTTGTTCCATGGCCTGGCGAAGGCTCGCGGCCGGAGAAGGATCGAGTCCACCGCTTCGGCAATCTTGTCGCCTTCCGCGCCGCTATCCTTGGCCGGCTGGACGTGCCAGCCCGTGCCCTTGATCAGCGTGTTGACGTAGCGCAGCGCCGTCGCAACGATGTCGCAGTTGTACTGGAGCTCGCTGAACGTCTTGAATCGGGTGACCCCGACAAGGTTCGGCGACTTCTCTGGCGTGGTGAGAAAGCCACCGAAGGCCGGTGTCCCAGCCGTGCCGAGCACGAACTTGGGATTCGGGTTGGCCTGCTCTGTGGTGCGCGGCGGCGCACTGGAGTAGACGGTCTGGCCGGCTGTCGTCAGATCCGGCACCGGCGGAGCGATAGGCGGTCCCGCCTTCGCGATCGCCGCGCGCGCCTTCTTCGCCTTGACGCGCTTCATGCTCGCACCGAGTCTGTGTGGCCAAGGATCCGCGTCATAGATCCTTGGCCGTCATCCACGTCGGCGTGATGACGCTGGCACCGAAGCTGAGCTTGCCGGCTGCAGCTCGGCTGATGAGCGATGCGTAGGCGCGGCTCGTAGCGTCGACCTGATCGCGGACGCGGCCAGCCGGGAAGCTCTCTAGCTCGGACAGGTAGGCGTCCGCCCACGGACCGCGCGCGATGAACACGTTTCCTGCCTGCGCCTGTGCCGCGAACGGCTCAGCGCGCAGCTCCTTGCTGCCGGTCTCTGGCGAGAACCGCGCGATGTAGCCTTGCAGCTTGCTGGCGAGGTAACTCTTCTGACTCTTGCCGGCTTGGCCCGGATCCTGTGGCAAATCCTGCTCGACGCTGCGACCGTCATGCTCCGCGGTGCCGATGATGAGCTGCTCGACCTCGTGCGGCGATCCCTGCCGTCGCACGACATCCTCTACGAACACCTTGCCGTCGACCAGACGCAGCTTCACGCCGGCCGTCCATGCGCTATCTCGCTGCGTGCTTGCCGCAAGGTCCCAGCCGCGTACGACGCGACCTCCCTTGGGAATCATGTCGACCAGGTTGAACCAATCGCGTTTGAACATGCCGCCACCTTTTGGAAACGGTCGCTGCTGATAGAGCGACCACCAGCCGTGCTCGCCGCGGAGTCGGATCTGCGACAGCCGCTCCATCGAGTAGACGTCCGGCCAGAACGATCGCGCACCCGCATCGGTGCGCTCATCGGCAGGCTCGCCGCCGGGACCGATCACGGCCGGGATCACGATGTGGATCCATTCGAGCCCGAGCGGATCGTTCATCAAGCGACCAATCACGTCGTCCTCGTGCCAGCGCGTCATGTTGACGATCAGCGACGCACCAGGCTCGAGACGGCTCATGTAGTCCTCTCGCAGCCAGTCCCAGGCGCGATCGCGGTTGAGCTTGCTCTCGGCGAACTCGCGGCCCTTGACCAGATCGTCCGCCACCATGAGTCCGCTGTTGCAGCCGCGACCAGTGACCTCGCCGCCGGTGCTCGTCGCCTTGAGCCCGCCGCCGATCACGGTGCGCCAGTCGTGCACGGCCTGAGCGTCCGGAGACAGCGGCGTGCCTGCGGTGCGTACCATCGTGCGCACGCGCCGACTCGTCTGCTGCGCGAGTCCGTCGCCGAACGTCGCGTAGAAGTTCAGGCAGGCTGGATCGTAGACGGTCCGCCACGCGAGCCCATGTGAAAGCGTCTCGGTCTTGCCGCCACGCGGTGGCTGACTAACCGTGACGAACACCTCGCGCTGACGAGACTCCTCGATCACGCCAACCAGCGGCAGCAGGTGCTCCGGCAGCGGAGCGTACTTTGGCGTCATCCGCGCGATGAAGTCGGTCAGTGACTCGACGTCATTCTGCAGCGTCGCGATCGCCGACATCCGTCGAGTCCTGCGCTTGTGCCTGCCGGCGCTCGTGTGGCGTCATGCGGAGCGCATCCAGTAGCGCCTGTTGATCCGGCGACGGGCCGCCGACGTTGACGTCCACGCTCTCCTTCGGCTTGCCGAAGAAGCGATTCATGAGGTCCGCGGTGACCTCTCGCCAGCTCGGCGTGTCCGGATCCATGGTGCGCATCGCCTCGACGCGGCGCCGGATCACCTCGACGCTCAGTTCTGCCGGATCGAAACCGGCATCTCTACACGCCTTGCTCCATGCCGTCCGGCCGCCCGGGTTGCCGCTAACCCCGGGCTGAAACCCCCTGCCCTTAGCGCTCGCGTTGCCGTTGATCGCCACCTACTCGCCCTCTTCCTTGCGGCGCTGTGCCTGCTCGGCCAACACCTGCCGGTGGGTGTGGCAGCGGACCTGGCCCGGCAGCGCCGGCGCGCCGCACTTCGTGCACTGCTTCTGCTCCACGCGATCGTGGTAGAGCTTGCGCAAGCCTTCGCGGTTGGCGTCGAAATCTCTACCCGGGCTCGATACGTGGCGCTGGCCGACGTGGGTCGCGCCGAGGATCTCATCCAGGTTGCGCCTAGCCAACATGAGTTGCTCCCTGGCAGCGTCGACCTTGGTGCGCGCCGCTGCCGGATCCTTGCTCACCTTGGCCTCGGCGTAGCGAGCGAGCGCTTCTTGTTCGCAGCTGACGGCGATCTTGACCGCCATGATGTCGTCGTCGATTCGCAGCGGACGTCCCTTGGGAGCCGGCGTCGGCGCGGCATGATCGGACGGCGGCTCCTTGCCATGCGGGATCGCGATGTAGTCGAACGCGAGCTGTGCATGCTCTACGCCGAGCGACGACAGGTAGGCGTCCCAGTCCTGCGCCGCCTGTTGCTTGCGCGCGCGCACGAGCAAGGCACCTAGCTCGGCCAGCTTGGCATTCGCTGCAGCTCTGGCTTCGTTGGCGACGGAGCGCGCGTCCAGCGACGACTGCTCTAGCTCGGCCGCATGCTCAGCCGCTTGCTTGTACGCCTTGGCCACTTCTCGAATCTGGGACTCGAGCGGAGCCGTCTCAATAATTGCCGGGACTGACCGCAAGGCTGCCACCACCGACAGACGGTGGCATTCCGGAGTGCCGCGTTCAAGCGGGTTGTTCGATCCTAACAAAACGGTGCGTGTAGTAGTGCCTGCGCACCCTCGCCGCCGCGTCCTGTCGATGCGGCTCGCACAGGACGCTCGTCTCCGAGCTTGGCTGTCCGCAGCGCGGACAGCGGCCGGAGATCTTGCGGGTGAGGTAAAGGTCGGTCACGGTGATGTCTTGGCAATCGCCACGGCCTCCTGAGGCCGCTTATCGGCCTCGCCGTCCATCACCGCCAACACCACGTGCTCTCGGCTGAGTGGGTTGTACCAGGTGCACAGGTGGCGGAGCGCCGTGCCTTCGTCGAGGTTCAGCACCATGCCGCACTTCACCTTGACGAGCGTCTTGGTGACCTGCGGCGCGTCCGGATCGAACTGCGCGATCACGACCAGCCGCGACACGGTCTTGCGTACAGCGTTGACGTCCATGAGACCGGAGTCGGCGGCTTCGTTCTTCACGTAGTTGCCGATCACTTCGGTGCCGACGTGCCACGGCACCTGAATCACGTCGCCTTCGGGGACCTCGAATTCTTGAATCGTGAACCTACTCATCTCTCCGTCATCATTTCCGTCGCAGTGACAAACTCGCCGCGGACCTTGGCCTCGCGGATGTGGAGATCCACCCAGACCAACGGGTCAGCCGTGTCCGCGTGGAGTACTTCGCGGCACGTCACGCAGATCGCCGTGTAGAGCCGACGACGGCTATGAAACTCGACCTGGCACAGCGCGATGATGCGGACCTCGTGATCGACGTGCAGGTGGATCGCGTAGTTGCCCGGTGCGTCCGGTTTGCTCATGCCGCCACCTTCCGCGCCAGCGCAGCCGCCATGCTCACCCGGCACTTCGCATCGTCGAAGTGAAAGCGCAGCACGTCGTTCACTGCATAGCCGGCGCGGCCGAACTCGATCGTCTGCATGATCGTGCGTGCGGCGAACGCCGTGTGACCTCCGGAGTCGGCGACAAGCTGATCGGCAAGGCTGGCGATCGTCACAGCTGCACCTCACCCGGCATCGCGTAGCTGAGTTCAGCGTGGTGGTAGTCGAGCGTCCGCTCCACCCTCGTTACGAAGTCGCCGGCCTCTGACTTGGGATGGCAATCTTCGAATCCGCGCACCGCGCACTTCGGACATTCGATATCGATCGGCGCGCTCATGCCGCCTCCGTTCCTCGTGAAACCAATTCGCCGAGCGCTCGCACGACAATCCGAGCACCTTCTCGTCCCGGGTCGGCGTAGACCTTTCGCACCACGAGCTCGACTACGCGGCTGTCGTCGTCGAACACGAGCCCAGTGAGGCAGTCTAGTGTGCTGCGCGTGAGCTTGTCGATATCGGGCTTCGTCGCCGGCGCGGACGGAGCGGACGGCTTTAGCCCACGCTTGCCCCAATGGCCAGCGGGCCGCACCATACGGAACGTCAGCTCCATAGCCAGCGGCACGCCGACGAACAGCGGACCAGACGGAGCGGAATCTCCCAGGTCCACGATCGCATCGACCGCCTGTGCTCGCACCGCTGAATTCCAATCCTTGAGCCGGCGCTGACCCGTGGCGCTGTGACTCGGAGTGAGAAATGCGCGACCACCGCGAATCACGGGGCGCGGACTGCCCTTGGGTGCCGGTGAGCCGAGAACGTCGAATGCGATCATCGCTGACACCCCACCGTTAGGCCATCTGCCGTCACCGCTCTGGCTCCGCCCGTGCAGTACACGACGCCGCTGACCTCATCCGCGCCAGCACACTCGCTCGTCCAGCCACCACGCGGACCGCGATATTCGCGACAGCCATAGGGCCGTGCGCAGCGATACACGCCGTCTCGGCGCACCTGACTCGTGTACCAGCCGGTCGGGCACGTCGCGCGGCTCGGATGCATAGCAATCGCATAGGCGAATGCTGCGAGCGTGAGCAGCGTGCAGAGGACGGGGCCGAGCATTACGACTTGCTCCAGCCAGGTCGCCATGACGGCCTGTGATCGCTCGGAGGTATCGGCCTACGCTCGATCTCGACGCAGCCGCCGATATGGCCGCGCTCGAGCAAGCACCAGGTCTGGCGTGGACAAGGCTCGCGACGTCCGCGATAACCGCGGTCGTTGGGTGGGCCGGTGTCGTGGCGAGGTCTCATGACTGTCTCATGACTGCCCGTTCATCCGTGAGCGAGTCGACGCGAACGGATCGATTTCTCCCTCGACGTCCTTCCGCTTCACGCGGCGAGTCTCGACGCGCTCCGCTTCAGCCTTCGCCTTCTTGGCCGCTTTCTCGACGGCCTTCTCTTCGGGGGTGACTTCGTCGCCGACGTCGACGTCCTTCCGATTCCACTTCGGCGCTTTGACCACCTTGGCCCGAGGATCGCGCGCAACCACGACCTGCTTCTTCTTTCCGGTCTTCGGATCGACGTATGGATAGGCGTCGCACCCGACGTTCTGGAGATGCAGGAGCAGCGTGGCATGGCGGAGTTTCACAGCGTCCGCGGCACGACGCTGCTCATCCTTGGCCTCGAGCCACATGTCGAGCGCGTGCTCGATATCGGGATTCTTCGGCGTCTCAGTTCCGGGGATTTCAGTCTGACGAGTCATGACGGCTTCTTTCTCCAGGCAATGCACAGCTCGAGCAGCTCCTGCGTCGCATCCTCTGCGCGCGCGAAGAACAGACCGTGCGGGTATGGGTTTGAGCTCGCGACCACCCCAGGTGGAGGCTCGAAATTAACGCGGCGACCCACCGGCACCGCAACCAGTGAACTCGCGCGATACAGATCCTCAAACCACTCGGTGGACGGGTCAAAGCGCACCAGGAAACAGAACCGGGTGTGCCGATACGCGGCGACCCAGCGTGCGACCTGATCGCGGCTGTAGGGTGGGTTCACGAACACCCGCACACTCGCCGCGAATTCCTGTGCTGCCGCCAAGCCGTCATGGCCCTTCTCGCGCGATAGGAGCCTCGTGGCGTGCACATGTGAGCGGGGGTTACTACATGGGTCGACGTCCCATGAACCGAGCGCCTGAGCCAGCCAGAGCGGCGTACACCAGCTGTCCCGATCTGCAGCGCTAATATCCGGTTGCTGTGAGCGCTTCCGTGATGGCGTGTCTAAGATTCCTAAAGAGGTGGTTCCGGTATGTGGTTCCGAGAGGTGGTTCCGCCCTTGAGGTGTTTTGGTGGTTCCAGGTTCTCTCCCCCCCTTTAGGGGGGGAGAACCACCGAAACCACCTCCGCTGGAACCACCTCGGAACCACCTCGGAACCACCTCCCGATTTATGGTCATAAAGAGAGCCCTTCCTGGTTGGAAGTGGCGGTTGCGGACTTGACGGTGCTGATCCCGGCGTCGCGTGCGCGGTCCGGGTGCATCACCATCCAGCCATCTCTCGACTTGGCCCCTTTGGGCTTCTTCAAGACTTCCACGAGATCGCCGCGCTGCAGCAACCGCTCAATCGCGGTCCCCATGCGAGTACGGTTTCCAGCCACCTGCTTCTTGAGTTCGTTGCGGCTCATCGGCTCGGTGGCCTTGATCGCCACACCGAGCAGGGCTGCCTCGAGTGTCTGGTCGACCTTCTTGTCCTTCTCGGCCGCTCGCTGCTCTCGCACCACCTCGGCTGTCTTGGCCTCACCAGCGACCCGCCACAGCCCAGATCGGCCGTAGTAGGTCATCGGGATCACACGGTCGCCCTTCCCCATGCGGAACTTGCCCAGCGACAGCTCCACCGCGGAAGAACCGTCCTCGCGGTCAGCGGCGAGACCGATCGACATGGTGAGCGTTGCGAACCGCTCGATCGCCGCAGCCTCCGCGCCGAGATCGGCCGACTCCGCTCCGAGGGCTTCGCCTCGGCGAGCCTTCTGCGCGTTGACGCGGGACATCTGCGAAAGCGCGATCGCGACCACCCGCTTTTCTCGAGCCACGTCGTCGATCTGCGCGAATACGTCCGAGACTCGCTGGCGGACTTCGCGCTCGTTGCTGTTGAGTAGCTGCGCATAGTCGATCGCGATCAAGATGGGTTGGTTCGGGAACTCAGCGCGAGCGGCATCGATGGCCTTCTCGAGGTTCGCCAAATTGGCTCGGCGTCGGTCCAGCACGAACAGCCGTGGAATCCCAAGCGCGCGCTCCATCTCTGGACGTGCCACGTTGCCGCGTAACGCGTCCTCCCAGCTCGCCTCGCAGCGAATCCCGACGATGCGCGCGCCAAGCTCGTCAGCTGGCAGTTCGATCGACAAAGCGATCGCGGGGCCGACGTTCTTGGCATGCTCGACGAGTAGGCAGGACGTCAGCGAGCTCTTGCCAGATCCGGATCCGCCCATCACCACGACCGTCGCGCCGACCCGGAGGCGTGCGAGATCATCGCCCCCGAGTACCAGCGTGATCCATGGATCGGCGGCCCGATCGAGGATGGCCTGCACCAGTTCCGGTCCACGTAACCAGAGCGGACGATCTGGAGACACGGCCGGTTCGGATGGATCTCGGTCTCGAGAGGCAAACGCCTCGATCTCAGCCGAGTACCGCTCGTCCTCGTACAGCACCTCCGGAGGCGGCTCGCGATCGGTCATCTTGCGGCCGTTGCCGTTCGCAGCTCTGTCGCGGCGATCGGTGTACTCGGGCTCGTACTTGCCGCGCAGGTCGCTCCAGTCCCAGTTGCACGAGTCGTGCTGGCACTTGGCCGACACGGCTCCGCTCGCGAGCTGAACGATGCAAGCCTCTCCGCGATCATGCTCGGAGTTGAACGGGCACATCGGCAAGATCCACTTGCGGCCCTCGTTCCAGTTGCGCTCCTTGGCCTCTGGCAGGTAACGCGATACCCAAGCCGCGAGATCGAATTCCATGCGGCCCGCATAGTGCGCGTCGGACTTGCGCTTGACGTCGCCGAGCGACGGCGCGAGCAACTCCTTGTGCTCGTCGAGCAGCGCCTGGATCAGCTCGACCGTGACTACCTGCACGGCGCCTCCAAGATGCGAGCGAGACGATGCGGGCGCTCCGGTGCATCGACGCCTTTCCGCGTGAGTGTGCCGTACACCTTCGAGATGCGTGCTGGATTGTAGACCTTCTCGTCGACCTTTAGCTCACCCGTCGAGAAGAGCTTCGACAGCACCGTGAGCGTTTTCTGGACGAAACCGCCATCGTCCACCGGCATGTCGAGCTCGTAGAGTAGGTGTGCTCCGTTGCCGCTATCGGCCAAGATCGGCTCCGGCCACTTGCGAGCACCGAGAAAGTCGCGAATTCTCTTGGCCTGATCGATCGCGGCGATGTGCTCAGCGTCCGAACTCGAAATACCAGCCGGACGGACCGGATCGATATCGACGAGCAGATGACGGCGACGAACCACGTCGCGATCTGACGTCGTCTCACCGCTGCCGGCGCGGCGCAACTGGTTCTTAGGCGCTCGGAACAGGAGTTCGCGCTTGACCGGGTTGATCGTGACATAGCAGCCGTCGTGCTTGCCGCTGGCCTGAATCGCGGCACGGGCGAGCGCGTCGATATCGTCGAAGAATCCGCTCGTGACGTGCTGCTGACCGTTGACGCGGACGAGTGCGCGCAGCTCGAACACGTCGTCCGGGCGCGCGATCAGCGAGAAGAAGCGCCGGGCCTCGTCGAGCGAGGCAAGAGCGTCCGCCATCACGATCGCTCCTTCGTCTCGTTCCGGTCGCGCCATGAGATTCGCGCGCGCAGGATCCGGATCGCTACCGACAGCGAGATCGGCTGCGAACCTTGACCGAGATTGCATTCATCGCAGACCGCGATCAGGTTCTCTTCGTCGTTGATCTCATCATCGGAAAGTCCAATCGCAAGCCCGGCCTCTACACTGACAACGTGGCCTGCGTGGAGCGGTTTATCTTCGGCTTTGCAGAGCACACAGCGGTGTCCGTCGCGCTCCAGGATCTTGCTGCGGAGCTTCGGCTTGACGCCATTGTGCACCGTCGTCACCGACCGCACGGCTCGGCCGGTCTCGGTGCGAGGCGCGTTGTAGCAATGGCGCCCGCACACCAGACAACGAACGATGTCTTGTCCGCCGACCTCGGTTAGATAGCCAAGCCCAGATCCACAGGAACATCGCTTGCGCATCTGGTAGCGCTCGCGATCGACGGAGTTCGTCATCGCTTTTTCCCCACCACCACCAAGCGGACCGCCACATGCTTCGTCCGTCCGAACATCTCGCCGCGCGTCTCCACCTCCACGACACCTGTCCGCGGGCGACCGATCACAACTGCTCGTACCGTCTCGGCACAGTCGCCGTAATCGGCATCCATGAGCACAACGTCGGAGATCCTGAACACGGAGCACGGGTCATCGAGTAAATCCGCGCATGCCGCCTGTAGCCGTAGCTTCGTGACGCCTTCGCTCGCGAAGTAGCTGTTACCGATCACGACGAGCACGATCGACTCCGGCTCTGCTGAATCCCGGTGCACGCCTACCGTAGCGGAGCGGAGGGCCATGCCTACCCACCCTCGCTAACGTCCGTGACGTCAAACCGCTCTCTCGGCTGCGTCTCGTCTGTAATCTCGACGAGCTCGGCGAGGCCAAGCTCGACGGGGGAAAGGTGCTCGTGAGGCTGCAGGCCGGTCGCCGCGGAAGCTACGGACGCAGCGGCCGTGGTGGTGCCCGCCACCGAATCACGAGCTGGGCTGATCTCTTCGGCTGCCTCTCGCTGCAGCTGCTCGATCCGATAGTCATGCTGCGCGACTTCGTGCATCGCGAGATACGCGACCAGGTCCCTGCACTCCATCGCCGCCTCGTTGATGTAGCTACGCGGGTCGCGGCTGATATCGAGCGGACCGTACACATGCCGGCCGTCCTCTAGACCAGACAGCACGCGATCAAGCACGCGCAGCTCGTCATGGCTACAGGCGCCGAGACGCGTGGCGATGTTGCAGGCGAGAGCGTCGCTGTGAGTCCGGAGCGGGATCTCTCCGCCCTCGGGAACGCACCTTGCGACAGGTTGGCGCATCGTAGGCCGCACGGAAGCCGTGTCCTTAGTGGAGGACATGGTTAGCGCTTCCCCTTCTTCTTCAGCGCCCGCTCGACGCGATCATGGATCGCCATCTCCTCTGGCGTGATCTCATCGGAATCGCGCAAACCGAACGGTGTACAAGCGAGGTCCGCATCGGCAAGCCGACGCAACAGATCGCGGCTCATCTCGTCATGCTGCCGGTGGAGCATAGCCTTGACGACGTGTGTCCACTTCGCGGACCAGCGTTTTCGGTCGCGCTCATGGAGGGCATCGCCGAGCGCTTGCTCGGTGACGCCAACCTCCCAGCAGACTTCCTTGCGGGTTATGTGCTCGACGGCCTTTCGGAGCACATCGAGCTGGCGCTCCCAGGCCTCGTTACCTTCGTAACTTGGCTTGTACGCTATAGAAAGCTGCGCGCTCACGTAGCGGCCGCTCCTGCAAGTGTTGGATCAACACCTGCGAACACCTGGATTTTTGAGGCCAAAAAAAAGAAGCTCGAATCATGCGATTTCTTCTGACCATGCTTCTCGCCGGCTGCTCCGTAGCGCTCGGCACCAAGCCCACAACACCACCGCGATCCGATGTTGCCTGCACGACACATCCCGCGTTCTGGATTCTCGATGGGGTCGCCACCGCGGGCGCGATCGGAACGGCCGTCGTGGGCGGAACCACCGTCGGCGGTCAGACCGGGCAAGCGATGGCCGGGCTCGGCGCGATCGCGGCGATCGTCCTCTACGCGAGCGCCGACAACGGATACCACTGGGTCACGCAATGCAAGGCGCAACGCGAGACACCGACAGCAACGGCCGAGCGGTAGATGAGCCGCTGGGGCAAGTGCGCGCGGTGATGTCACGACGCCTTCGAGATCTTCGGCAAGCGGCCGTAGAAGCGCTCCATCGTCAACCCGAATGCAGCGACGACCTTGGTAAGGTGCTCGTGAGATGGGGTGGCCTTGGTGTTGCCACCGCCCTCCCACTGGGACACTGCGGCGCGCGTAACCCCAGCCGCATCAGCGAGTGCCTGTTGCGTCATGTTACGGGACTTCCGCCACGCTGCGATCCGTGAGCCGAGGTCCATGCTCTATTGATTAGTCCGACTAACCGACCATTGTCAAGTGTCACTAATCGCGAGTTGTGGTTGCATTGGGAAGAGGAATGGCGAAGCGACAGCCCAGGGAGCCCCAGGATCCGACCGATCCGCCGGTTACGATCTCAAAGGACGAACGCCTTGAATGGAAGCTGCGGCGGGATGCGCTCGACCTATCCACAAGAGATGTGGAGGCCGCCTGCGGACGTGTCGTAAAGAACGCTACGATCACGAACATCGAAGGTGGTCACCAGAGAACGCTTAAGTTCTCGAAATATGTAGCTGTGGTTCGGGTGCTGTTCCGGATTTCTAAAGCGGAAGCCGAGGAGCGGGCTCACAAGCAGATGGAGCGCGACGACGAGACGTTTCGGCGTATCGCCGCTGCTCTCGACCAGTTCCCACGCGATGAACGCGAGCATTGGGCGCGGCTATTGGAAAGCCGTGCAAAGCAGCTGAAGAAGTGACTATTCTTCGAAGAGCGCGCTCAGCAAGCGAAGTGCGCGACGGCGCATCACGGCGGACTGCCCTGCGAGTAGCGCATCCAGTTGTTTCACATCATCGGCGATGTCGCCAGGACGATCCGAGCTGAAAAAAGCGGCGAGCGGCACTTTTAGGCCGTCCTCCACGAGACGTGTTAGCACGCCGATCGTTGGACTTCTTCGGTTGTTTTCCACCTCGCTGATGAACTTTGCCGACAGCCGCGCTCGGTGAGCAACATCTTCCTGGGTTAGCTCTGCCGAATGTCGGAAGTGCCGGAGCCTCTTGCCGAGATCGTGACGCTTGCGCACAGCCCTGGAAGATCGGCGGCGGCCCGATCGGCGACCACCCCGGATGAGTGATGATCGCGTGCTAAACCGGAAGCATCAGTAACGGAGATGCGCGATGACGAGAGCCGACTGCAAGGAGATCGCGGATTCCCTGGCGATGATAAGATCTCGCGCGGTGGCAGCGAGGCCGCGATATGCCGGCGCGGCCTACCACGACCAAAAGCTCATCTTCCTATCGCGCCTTGCGATGCTGGATGAGGTCGTCGATGCGATGGCGGATGCGTGCGCCCGTCGATCCCCAAGGTTCCAGCGTGCCCCATTTCTCCGCTGTGCAGGGAAGCGCTAGGTACCCCAACGACACCTATACTTGAACGCTGTGTTGCGTGTATCACCGTAGATGGCGGCGACGAACGGCGGCGGCGTAGAGCGGGTACGGAGAGGTCTATGGTGGTGGCTAACCTTTGTGGCACACGGGGTTTTCTGTGTTCCTTAGCAATGTCGCGTCACTCCGGACCGATGACGGTCCCGGATCAGACCTTACGTATATAACGTCTCTACGGCGTAGGCCCCTTGGGGCTCGATACCGGGGAGAGTTTCAGTGAAAAAGAAAATGACACCGGCACCGCGACGGGCCGGAACCACCGCAGAGGGCCGCCGCGTTGCGTGGCGCCTCTTCATGTCTCTGGATGGTGATCGCGAGGCTCTCGCGACGCTGGCCGCGTTTCTCGAAGCGCTAGCAAGGCAGCGGACTTCGCGCAGGCGTCGTGGCTCCGGTTAGTTTTTCTAACCAAACTGTTGACACGGACCTTTCTGGTTAGTACAACTAACCGCATGGACAACACGGTCACGGTGCTCTACCGGACCTCGAGCCGCGGCGGCTTCGATCTGACATTCTTCGCCGGTACGACACCGGTCGGATCGGCGTGGTCGGGTAGCCGCAGTAAGCAGGTCGCGAAGCGCAACGCTCGTGCCTACTGTTCGGTGCGCAGCTGGAAGATCGCTCCGGCTGTGTGTGGAGAGCTGGCGGAGGTGTGGCTGTGACCAGTCCCCGCCTCACCCGATTCTGGCTGCACCTCTCGTCGAACGGCTTCGGTGAACCATACGTCCGCATCGAGTGGACGATCGGTGGCAAGATCGAGCAGGCCGTAGCCATCGTCCACGGCCTCGACGCTCACTGGGGACGTTGCCTTGCCGAGTACGGGCCGCGACTGCAGCGCCTCATGGGCGATGTGCCCGCGTCAATCGAGGGCGACGTGGTCGCGGCCGTCGTGGCCGTGATCATGCTCGACCGCGACGACGTCGAAGGCTGGCAGGGCTTCGAGACCGAGGCAGACCAGGCTGCGGCGATCGAGGCGTTCTACGCGACGCGGGAGGCGGCGTAGCCATGGACATTTCCAAGACGATTCTTGGGATCGCTCGCCAACTGCGCGAGATCGACCCGCGCATCAACTACCTCCTCGACGTCATCAGCGCCGGTACTGGACAGCTCGAGATGTCGACGTGGCACAGCTGCGAGACGACGCATTGCCGCGCGGGATGGTCCATCCATTTTGCTGGTGCGGCCGGATATGCGCTCGAGAAAGAGCACGGCAGCGAGCGTGCCGGCGCGATGATCTATCGGGCGAGTACCGGACGCGTGCCGTGTTTCTTCGGCAGCAACGAGCGAGCGCTCGAAGACATCAAGCGGTGCGCGGAGGAAGCAGGCGATGCGTAGCGAGCCCATCGCCCAGCACCGCGTCATCCGCGACACCGCCTGCATGGTGCAGCTACAACGAGAAGAGGAGAAGGAAATGAACAAGTCAGATAAGTCAGATAAGTCAGATAAGTCAGATAAATCATTCATGGCGAGACAGGGCGACGTTTTGCTCGTCGCCGTCTCGTCCGTGCCCGACGACGCCAAGCCGATCCCGCGCACCAAGCGCGGAATCGTGCTTGCCGAGGGAGAAGTCACCGGCCATGCGCATCGCATCCCGTCCCGGCACGCGACGCTCCTCCGTACTGAGGAGGATGTCCGCTATCTGCGTGTCGGCGGGGCGGCTCCGGTGCAGCTCCTGCACGAGGAGCACAAGACGATCGATCTGCCGCGCGGCGATTACCGCGTGACTATCCATCACGAGTACCGCCCTCAGGAGATCCGTCGTGTTGAAGACTGACGACCAGCTCGACGACCAGCTTTACGCCCAGCTCAGCGACCAGCTCTACGACCAGCTCCGCGACCAGCTCCACGCCCAACTCGACGCCCAGCTCAGCGACCAGCTCGGCGCCCAGCTCCACAGCCAGCTCCGCGCCAAACTCGACGACCAGCTCTACGACCAGCTCTACGACCAGCTCGGCGCCCAGCTCAGCGACC